CATGTCTCTGTTCTCATTTCTGCCCGTACTTCTCTAAGTTTTTGTTCACACCCATCCCGCCAGTCTTGTAAATCTTGAATAAACAATAACACCTTTTTTTTTCTCATGACACAGACTTTACTGGATTGTAACTTGTACAAAGTACATCTTCCCGATTCAGATAAAACTCGGGAACCCTGTCAAGCCCCTTTAGGCAAACAATTCCGATATTATCATTTGCACAAGTAGCACACCTAAATTCGTTTTCCCCCCTCGGAGGATTCTTAGGATAACTCTGAAAAGACCTATACCTAACAGGAGAAAATACTGGTTGCCTTTCATCCACATCGTCATAATCAAAATCGGGTATATATGTCTGCAAATCCAACTCGTCACAAACACCTGCAACGGCGACATTTTCATCAACCGACTTCTTCAGGGTTTCTTTCTCTACGTCACTCAAAGAATCAGAAATCTCTATTTCGATATCGTCCCATGTCAAAATCTTAGGGAGCATAAGAACAGCCCAATCTCCCTCACCCTGACTATCTGCCTTTTCGGAAATCTTTTTCTGGACCGTCTCAAAACTAACATCCATACGAGCCTTCATGGACCCATTCAAACACAGGACGATTGAGAGTAGCCAACCCTGCGGAGCAAGGTCTTCAATCGTTCCTGTATCCGTACCGGACCAGAAGCAACCCATATTGACATGACTATGAATCCAACACCTAATTTTTTCGGGATGAGGATGAGTCTCGACAAATTGAGCCAGAGCAGGCATGTCGAATGTAGCACTAGCCCCCGTAACTCTCTGCTTGATTACATGAAGGTCTTCAACCAACAGAGTCTTTCCAGATACGGAAACTTCTCCGAGCATCTGAACTTCCGAAGGCGAGGCAAGACGAGCAATATACAGCATCTTGTCACGAACCCTTTGAGGAAGAACGACCTTCCAACCTCCGGACCCAACGGGCATAATATTTTCTTTCATATTAAACCTCCATCCGGTGAAGAGTCAGGTCAGTCATACTTGCAATAACGTCATGCATTACTTCACCGTTTTTAAGATATCCACGAACAAGCCGAGTTACGATTGCCGCAACCATGAACCCAACATCGATGATTGACTTGGCAGTGCAGGGAAGAGGCGCAGCATCTTTGTCTTCAAAGAGATTTTTCTCATACCACCCATACTTCATATAATCATTGATTGGACGAACCGACAAAATCCTAATAAACTCACCACCAATACGGCAGTCAATGAAGAGACGAACATTCGTATTCATCTTGACGGCTTCCCAAATTTCTTTCCGACCATCCGTATCCCGATTAGCATTCCTACCCATACTATCAACAGCAGAGATAACTATTCCAGAAAGACCTGCCGCTTTTTCCGGAGTCCAGAATTCGTTCTTGACTTCGATATCGACTTCGCCAAGGTCATGACACACCTTGGCGATACTCTCTGCTTTTGGAACCCCGACTGAAGCAATCGCATGAAGCTGATTCGGTAGATTGTGATTTTCTACCTTATCTCCATCCCAAACTCTCATTTTATTTATACCCAGTTTAGCAAGAGCAAGAGCAACAAAAGAGCCAATGCCACCCGCTCCAATAATCTCAACCCCGACATTGCCATCTTTTTCAGGGTCAAAGAAATCAAGCTGCCTCAAAAAATTTGACTGGTTACTCATATCTTTACTTCCTTTCTCCCGCAACCACAGCCTGTTCTGGGATAGGGAGTGGTTTTCTCTTGACAGCTGTAACAAATAAATGTTCCAAATCACAGAATCTGTCCGCAGGATTGTAGACATTCAAAAAATTCCAGATAACATGAACAAGAAAACTCCAATTCCAATCAGCCATCAGTTGTCTCACACCCTCGCTCAAATTTCCCCAACAAATTGAAGAACCACCGCTTGTGATATGCGGACCCTGATAAGACTGATTCAACCCCCACTCATCGGCAGTGAGTTTAATCGAACTATGACCAATATCAATTGTGGCGGTATAAGTCCCAAGAGGCCACAGTTTCCCATCATGCCGAAGAGTCACTGCATCATAAGTAACAACGATATTATTTCCATACATCCGGACACCACGAACAAAAGGATATTTTACAATCCTGTCAATGTGGTCAGCATTCGTTTTTTTAAGAGCCTCTCTTCTATCCGAAAGAGACGCGTCAAGCAACCTACGATTCGTTTCGACTTGCGCCCCAAGAGTCACAACATTCTTAATATTAATCTCCATCTGTTTTTCGATATCCGAATTTTTTATCTGACTGAGGATAGAAGCGACACCTTTCGCAAAGTCCTCTTCGTAGTCCTTTTTATTCTTACCAAAAATTCCAGAGAGAGCATCGAACACTTTTTCTCTCTGCTCTTTTTCTTTTGGAGTATTTGCCGCATCAGTGATATCCGTCAGCTTAGAGTAAAGAAACTTCTGAACCTGATACGGCCCGATTGACTTTCTCATATTAGCCATAACCTGCTCATATTGAGAAACAGAATTATCAAGAGCTATCCTAACTTTTTGTCTGATATCATTACCACACGCAAGCATGACTTCAGTCATTTTTTCAACGACTGTAACATCAACCTTAACTTCATCCAAAAGGTCTTTTATTTTCTTCTCGGCTATTTTAGATTTTTCTTGCGTAAGTCCGATAAGTTTATTAAGACGACTGGTTTGCGGAGCCGGAGGAGCAACCCGCAAATTGTCTCCGTTCATTACGATATCTCCGGGCGCGGGCGCGTTATCGACAGCCCCCGGAGGAATTACACCTACCCTACTAACCCTTCTGCGAGCCATCTCAAGTCCATCTTGAAACTCTCTGAGTCGCCTTTCATTCTCCTGAAAAGCGGGGTCCACCCGAGCATGCCCCAACCCTCCATCCGGACCAACGGAAACAACCGTGAACCCATAACGAGAACAAATCCTCGTAAATCTATCTAAGTCCCCATCGAATATTGTAAAGTACATAGAATCCGTAGAGGGAATGGAGGAAATACCCCGCATTCCCTCACCAAGCGTGGTCAAAACATCATGAGCCGTGACAACACTACGGGGGTCTGCCCCGTTCCGAAGAACACTGACATTAATCCACGCACCCATAGGATTCTCCACTTTCAGACCCCGGCATTGATACGCTTGATAGCAACTACGGAGTCACCAGCCCGGACGAGGGCATCAATACCCCCAGCCTGCCGACCATTGATAAAGAAATGAAAATCAGGGGAAGAAATATGGTTTTCAGCCACAAGCTCCCCAATCGTCAGTTCTTCATCAGGACCAACGGAAACGGACTTTGGCGCACGACCAAGCTCAGCAACCCGAATCTGACCAACTGGAAGTGCATCCTCATACGCCTCTTCCGCAACCGCGCTACCGCCGTCTCTTACGAGACCGTCCTGTTCTGTCATGTTAGTCTCCTTTCACCCTATAGTATTATAGAATAACAAAATCTTTCAGTTTATTGTTTCAGAGAAATTTATCAAAGAGACAATACCCATGTGGATTTTCCTTGCCAGCAAAGATACATCCGTCGAGAACCCAGCTAAAGTTATTTCTTCAATGATGCTTTTTACTTCCTGCTCCACAGGAATACCCACATCCTCGCTCCATTTGTTTAGAACAACACTCATACCAGCCAAAACACAAACAATGGATTTTTCAACATCGGCATCAACCTGCGTCCGGACTTCTTCATACAAAGCATAGATATAACAAACTCTTCTATAAGCCGACCATTTATCAGTCATTTTTTCCTACCTTATCCCAAAACTTTACAAGTTCCCCAGAATCAGACATAGCTGCCTTAACAATACCTTTTATGCTGGCAAAGTCCTTCCCCTTAAATGCAGCAGCCAAACCATACGTCAGACCACCCTCACTACTACACCGCAAAAAAGAGTTCTCCGCAAACCAAACACTACAAACATCTTTACTGATAAGACCACCCACAACAAGCGGACAAGTACCACACCCCCCACCAAATGTAAGACAAAAATTGCACCAAGGATTATAAGACGGTTTTGAAAATAGCCTTCCTAACCCCATCATATGAGTTCTAAAAATACGAAGTTTTGTTATATTCCGCACAACCGTCCATCGAGCTATATCTAGCCAAGCAGAACGAAGCAATTCTGTTTTTTTATCCAAGGGAGACCGGACCTGCAAGGTCAATGCCGCCTCATAAGCATTAACAAACTGCAAACAACTATTCTCTGAAAAATCAGTACAATAATTCTCTGCTAATATTTCTACCAACTCAAGAGATTGTTTCATCGATTCAGATGGTCCTGTTTGGGGGTCCATTTAACACCTCCGAACATAAGTATTATAAAAAGCAGGATTTTTTCACATATTGCTGTGGTACTCAGAGGTATCCACAGAACTAACTCCGCTCGGTGATTTTCTAACTTTGAGCGTACTACTAATATCACAAAGCAAGTCCGAATCATGAGAAATTACATAAATAGACCTATCCTTTGCCCTCTCCGAAAGAAGGGACATCAACCTCTCTGTCCCGGACTCATCAAGATTTTCAAACACCTCGTCAAACACCTGAATATTCGTATCCACCCCATTCTGCCAAGCTACCAAATCATGCAGGGCTAGAAGCACAGCTACATCGACTCTGCGTTTTTCTCCACCAGACGCTTGTACATAAGACGTAGCCCCCTCCATCGTAACACTCGCAGATATCTTGTCCCGGACCCCACCACGCGCCGTCTCACTTTGACTCCTAAAAGATACTCCGATATCATTGTCTGCAAGTATACCAAGATACTTTTCCATGGCCTCGTTCAAGAACGGCATGATATTGTCTATTGCCAAAGATTTTATACCTTGGTCAGAAAACCCATGCTCCCAAAAAATAAGGACATCCCTGATACTATCGCAAAAGTCTCTCGACTCATCTATTGTCTGCAATTCTCCAGAGATAATCGACAACCGCGCTTCTAACTCAGCTTTGTCGCTCTCCAAAAGTTCCTTTTCTGCGGAATTCCTTCCTGCCTTGTTCTGATAATCAGAAGAAAACCTCTCCGCGTTTGTAAGGTAATTTGAAATTCCTAACCTCTCTACTTCTAGCTCTTGAACTCTTTCAAGACAATCCTTCTTTCTAGTAACAAAATCCTGTTTTTCCGTCTCAGCCTGATTCAATAGTGTCTGTATTGTCCATATTTGACCACGACTAGAATCCAAATCCTTAAGATTATTTTCTCTCTCTTGAACAAGACCCCCAATAATAATTTTAACTTGCTCAGAGTTTATATCCTGACCGCAGGTAGGACAGAATGACGATTCTTTTTTCGGCCTCTGAAATAAACCTATCCTAGAATCTATCCTAGAAATTATTTCTTCGATTGAACTACACTCAGACCCAAGTTTACCAATAGATACCCGCATATCAGCTATTTTATTCATGGCTTCCTGAATATTTAAATCTTCTTCAGAAACCATTCTCTTAGCCTCATATCCTTCAGCCACAATAATAGCCTCTGCTGTTCTTTTATCCTCTATGTTCTTACGAAGTTCCTGTATGGAAAATCCTTCCTGCAATTTTTTTAAATCCTCAGCTAGGTCTACCAGTTTCCTGTCTATAGCCCCAAGCCTTGACCACCCATCACACTGAGCAGCCGTTTTTACGCGTAACTCCACCTCCAAGTTTGTGACCAGTACATCGTAATTTTTTTTAAGTGACGAAACTCTAGCTCTAGCCTGCTCCAACCATCCAAGTGACAGCAAGCTTTCCATAACCTCTTTTTTTTCTGCATCCGTAGCTTCTATGAATCTATAGGGAAGTCCCTGCCCATGAACTACTGAATTCTGAAAAACCACAAAGGGGATACCCAACACATCCGATATTTTCTTGTCCGTATCTTTTGTATGAGGCTCGGAAAGCCTTGTCTCTTCACATGAGAACTCAACACTTCCAGAGCTTCCGGTTCGTATACGGACAATACAATACTCAACAGCACCTTTTTTAAAAAACACAGTAACTTTGCAACTATCGGCTCCATTCCGAATAACCGAAGACCCCGTAACTCCACGCAGAGTTTTCCCATATAACCCCCAAACTAAGGCTTCAAACAGAGACGATTTGCCCGCCCCGTTGCTGTCCGAAAACCCACCCTCTACCTCCCCAACCACCCCGTGCATCCCAGAAGAGTAAATAGGAAAATCAGCAGCCCCAATCGCCAAAAAGTCCCGAACTACAACCCGTAAGAACTCTATTTTCATAACTCCACCCTACTCATAATCTCCTCTATAGCCCCCTGTAGATTGTTATCTGACAAAGCCAGACCACGAACAATGGATTTTCCTACCTCTGTAATCGAGACAGGCTTACTCCGAGCATACTTCTCAACAAGTGTCTCCGGGCTATCTGCAAGACGTAGCTCAGACCTCTCACTCTCCGCACCTGCTTGCTCAGTATATTGGGAAAATCCACGAATCCCCTCCGGCAAAGCATAGTTCTTATCGCTTGTTCTGACCCGATAGTAATCCTCCCTGTCAAAGGAGTGAAATGTATCGTCCACCGTCAAAAACTGAGGATGAGCAAAGGCATGCCGCCTGACAAGTACCTCTTTTCCGGATACTTCCACATCATAGTAAGACCCACCCCCACAATCATCCCCAAAATTATGAGGAATAACAGCTCCCGGAATTAGGATAATCCCCCTATCTGACTGAGATAAAATAGGCTGATGAAGATGCCCCAGTATCGACAAAATAAAATTTTCCCTCAAAAACGACTGACTTACTCCCTTTGACATCCAAGGCTCTGCCTCAAACTCCCTAGACCCAACTACAAACCCATGACTTAACAATATTTTAGGAAAATCAACCTTAACCTGACCAAGTGCTTCTCTTATTCTTACCTCATGTTCCTCGTATATAACAGGGTCCGGAACAGCCACAACAGCCACCACCGTAGAACCCCGCCCCAACAGACAAGGCTCGTCTATAAAAAATCTCTTTGGAGCATTTTCTTCTACGAATGCAGCCAGTGCTGATTTTCCATCACGGGCCAAATCATGAGTTCCTGAACAGGCTATAAATTTAGTAGCTGGATGAAGCTTCTTCATAATCTCTTTGGAATAAACCAAAGACACCGTATCTATTTTCCCCCGCTCATGATAAAAATCCCCACCAAATAAAACAGCATCGTAAGTTCCATCTTGCGTCAAACTGATAATACTATCGACTCTCGATAGTATCTCAGCCCTTCTTGAATTTTCTCCTGAAGAATGCTCTGCAAACATCCGAAAAGGATGAATATGTGCGTCAGAAAAAACTAAAATTCTTAAATTACCATCCATATTATTGCCGCTTCTTCCGTAAGAACCAAGCCATCCCAAGAGACAAAACAGGAACCCAATCCTTCACCTCAGACTTCACCTTTGAGTACAGAGACGGCTGTTTTTCTTCCGTTGGAGCAGCCGCTTCCGGAATTACCTTTTCTGGAATCGGACGCGGCCTTGCCTTGGTCTTATCCTGAAACCCCTCCGTAACCACAGGTTGACGTTCCATAGCCTTATAGGTCACAGCTGGAGTAGTCTCCCTATGCCCCAACTTAGGAATCCAAAGAACGCCCGCCAGTACCACCGTCAATACCCCAAAACCAATGGACGGAACATTACTTTTAATCTTTCTCATTTCTCTCTCTCCCTCGGATTGTGTATCGGACAGTGCAATCCTTCGCAGTAGGCAGGGTCATGCGGAGTGAAAAATCCGTCCCCCCAATCAACAGGTTCCTCCACCTCGTTCATATCCTGACCCGCATCTATAAACTCTTCGTCTTCCTTCGCCCAATTCATGTCCTCGTAGGTAATAGCAAAGCCGGGGGAAGGAGTCGAACCTTCCTCTAGAATCTCCGGACCCGGCTTAAACTGCTCGGCTTTCTCACCTAACTTCTTTACATTTTTATCCTTCAACTTCATAATAATAGGTAACAATTCCTCAGGAGCGCGAAGAGATAGTGAAGGAATAAACCAAGCAGCTCCATGACCTCCGGGATTCTTTACCCAAGCATCATCCAAAAAATCAGAACCCCATCTCCATCCGACAACACGAAATGATGGAATATTACCAATAATTAAAACATAGATATGACTTACGTTGTCTTTATCTCGTATAATAAGACGACCATATAGCTTATTCGTTGTTCGGACTTGAATTATACCCAAAACATCACCAACTTCTCCAAAACTGTTCCAAATAGTCGGGTCAAACTCTATTTCATAAGCCTTACAAAAAACAAATTCCCCCGCCGTACCAAGGATATCATCGTTCAGTTCATCTTTTTCGGTCTGCCCAGAAAGCCAAAACCTTTTCCTATTTTTATTTCTTGAATCCTTAAACCTAGCCTGCGCAAGTAAAGTAATAAAAGAAACTTCATCATCACTAAGAATAATTTCACCCATCTTATTTTTAATGGTCATAGTTTCTCCTTTCCTTCCCTCAGTTTGAGTGCGGCCCGGATGACGGCGAGGGCAATGTAGAATATCATGCGACCTCCTTGAGCGTCTCAATGCGTTCCATTATCCACGCCTCGACCTTATCGAGAACGGCGGCAGAGGCGGCGGCATCGGCGGCATAGGCGGCATAGGCGGCATAGGCGGCATTGGCGGCGGCATTGGCGGCATCGGCGGCATAGGCGGCGGCATTGGCGGCATAGGCGGCGGCATAGGCGGCATTGGCGGCGGCATAGGCGGCATAGGCGGCGGCCTTGGCGGCATTGGCGGCATAGGCGGCATAGGCGGCAGAGGCGGCAGAGGCGGCATAGGCGGCACGATTTTCTTCCGTTGGGTTTTCCAGCCACGCCTTCGCCGCTTCTATCGCCCGCCGGGGCCGCTTGTCGTCCGGGTATCGCTTCTCGTATTCCCCGATAACCAACTCGGCGGAGTATATCGCCATCGCCACGCTGTCAGGCTTCTCCCATCGGTAAGCCTTGACAACCCTCATCTCCGACCAGCATTGCTTGTCGTCCTGTTTTAGATGCTTCCCGCGAACCTCGACGAGAGCGAGGATTTCGCAGTCCACGTACCGCATCGCGTCGATGGCCCGGACGCTGGCGTGGAAACCGGACGTGCACATCGAGAGTTTGCCCTTGTGCTTCGCCCACTTGCCGACCTTCCACGTCATGTCGCCCACGCCGGAGCGCAGGCCCGATTGCATTGACTTCCAGAGAGTTGTGGTTTTCATGTTCCCTCCTCAGCCTCGTACCTTCTCCGTTATGTAGAGAATATGGTCTGGGGGCAACCCCGAGTTTTCGAGCACGTTCCCCGCCGCGTCCATGATGCGGTTGGCGGCACTCATCTTGCCACAGAATAAGCAATCCCCTATCGTTCCCGATGTCGATTTGACGGCGCAATTCACCTGAGCGTCCAGCAATACCCGCATCGCCACCGCGAATGTATTTTTCATTTTTTTACCCACCTACTAAAAGTATCCCAAGGAAGTGTAGCAACTCCATCTTCGTCATTCGTCATAAGAATTGAAGAAGGAATCGGCATAGACCCAAAAATATCCATAAGAACAAGAGTATCAAGATGAGACACACTGACAAACCACTCAGAGAATGGGATTTTCCATACAACTATTGCAATCTTGTCTTCCGGACAATTACCCTTGGCTGTTTTAACCCACGCTCCTATAGTTCCAGAATCCCCCGACAACAAATTGGCAAACGATATCGACCCCTTCTGCCGAGTCTTAACCTCACAAAAAAACAACACATCGTTATCTGATTTTCCATCTTTCAGAAAAACCAAATCCCCTGTGAGTATAGGCATACCGTGCCACGCTCCGCTATGGGGGGTCCGGGAGACCGTACCTTCGCCATTTGGATATATCAACGCTTGGAATATATCCCTAACCTCCCGTTCCCCCCGTTTTCCCTTTTGTCGATTACTTCTACCGATTTTACTTCTATCAACCATCTTCTGATTCCTCCGCGACAACGTCTTCCATAGGAGCCTCGTTTAAAATCTTAAGAGCCACAACTATTTCTACTTTTTTCTCTTCCCACACCTTGGGAAAATCGGTAGAGGGGAATCGTACATCCCCGAACTGATACGACTTCGTTGTCGGCTTTGTAATGACTCCCTCGCTCAAAAGATAAGGCAGGAGTCCGCTCATCGAATGTATGCCCCGATTCAACATCAACTCAAAATGAACTTTTTTGAACGGAACTCCTATCTTTGATTTTATGACTTCAAAAGAACATTTAAACCCAACTACTTTTTCATCGACCTTTATTTTACCTCCCGGCCTAAGAGCCACCCGCATCCCGGAATAATACTTTGGAGCTTTTCCTCCGCTCGTCTCATCCGGGTCTCCAAACATCACTCCTATTTTTGTCCGTAATTGATTAATAAAAAGAACGGACATTCTTTGGTCCGCGATAAGATTCGTCAGTCTTCTAAGCCCTCTAGAAATAGACCTTGCCCTGAGAGCAACACCACCAGTTTCTGTCAAAGACTTTTTCATTTCGTCCATGGCGATGCTTGCTTCCAAACTGTCCTTGACATACAGAACAGGGCAATTCGCAAATGACGGACTTTCTCGGACTGCCGTACAAGCTTTTTCCAGATGCTCAAACCCATCTTCTAGTGAAGTTGAATTGTAAAGAAACAAATCATCAAGGTTTACACCTATTATTCTGGCCCATCTTTTATCAAAGGCCCGTTCAGCATCATCTAAAAAAGCTATACCACCGGATTTTTGGCACTCCCTAATACTTTGGTAAGCAATGAGTGATTTTCCAGTCTGCCACATCCCACCCAACTCAGAAATCCGTGACTCAGGCCACCCCCCACCCATAGCGAGGTCAAAAGAAATTACTCCGGTTGATATACACTGTACATTTTCACTGACCTCGCTCAAGTCAACGGTTGTCAGAGTTTTTCTAAGATTGTCTAAGTCACGGTCTCTTGTTGTCATTTTGTCATCTTGCTCCGCATCTCGTCCAGCTTATCCTTTCTGGAAACCGGAGTTGCAGCTTGAGCCTTTGGTGCTTCTTCTTCATCCCCCAAAGGAATCGACAAAACATCCTCAGACTCTGTTGAAGTATTCTCCACAACGTCCTCTTCGGAAGGCGGAAGATTAAAATCGTCCTCCGGTTTAGCTGCCGGAGGAAAATCGTCATCGTCTCCCCGTAACGCGGCTATGGCTTCCTCAACCGTTGGAATCTGAGAGAACTCGGAAAGATTATGAGCCTTAGCCATAACTCTCGGGTCAATCTTTGTAACCGTACCAGAAGCCATGACCGTGTACTTAGTATCCATTTTTCCTTCCCCAACCCTACGAATGATTATGTGCCTGCCCTTGTCCAGACTGTCGATATTCTCATCAACATCCGTAAAGAGACTGAAAATTGTCCCCATAACCATTGCCCCAACCTCCCAAATCTGAACACCGTTCTGCGGAGCCTCAACGTCGATAATATTCAGGTAGTACCTGTCCTTAGCCACCAATTCTTTGAAAAGGGTGTCTCCACTCGACTTGAGTTGCGCGACGAACTCACAAATGGGGCATTCCTCTTTGGAGTTTTGGGATTTACGGCAACGTATTCTCGCCTTGTCCGGACCCACTCCAAAGTGCTTCATGCACTTTTCGTAAAAGACCTTTCCTTCGTCCCCCGTCCAATGAGGCAGAATCCTAATGGTATTCTTCCCCACCTTGGCCTTCCAGAATCGAGCATCCGAGCGTTTGCTAGAATTCTCAATCCTTTTGGCTTCCTGCTCCAACATTTCTCTTCGTGTCGTAGTCATATTTTTCTCCTATAAATATTTAGATTTCCGAATCAGCCTGTACTTCCCCAGTACCTTTGCAGAACTTGCATGGATAGGTTCCCGTTACCCGAAGTCCTTGAACAATAAAATGGTCTTCAACTACCTTTTTTCCATGACATTTTGGGCATGTCGCTCCAAGATAAATAAATCCGAATCCCTGACACTCAGGACATTCGTCTTGAACTGAATCACCACCCCCAACCCCCCGCAAGCTCCAACCCAACCCCTCACAAAACGAACATATAATGCTGTCTTCCGGAATCATTTTATTCCTCCTTGGCTTTTCTTGCTTCCAGAAACTCTTTTTCCCTAACAGCCAAACCCCCAGATACAGACATTTCCTCCCGCAGGTTATAAGCCAAAGATATAAGCGTGTCCTTCCTTTGGGAAAATCCCTCTTTGATACCCTCAAGAATACGCAGCTTGGCTTGCGATTGGTACAAATCTTTAAGCAAATCCATCCGGGCAGGGTCTCTCTTAATAGTAGCTTCAACAATCTTGTCCGTAACTTTTTCTTCCCTATGCTCTTTTTCTATCCGGATAGAAGCATCCATATCGGATTCGTACTTCTCAACCTCCAGTTTTTTCCTGTCACAAATCATCTTTTGGTAAGCTGCCATCCTCGCCCAAAAGACAAATAACTGGGGCTGCTTAGATAAATGTTCGTTCATTTTCCGCTCGTCTGTGACCAAGTCGTCCATGTAATTTCCACGGTAGACCTGACCAGAGCCGAACCGAATGGTCATATCTCCATCCCTTTCAGGGACTGCTTGTGCTTGGGTCTCAACTTCAGACATTTGTTACCTCCTCTTTTTTATCTTCCGGAAACGCAAGAGACAACTGAGTCTCGGCTTGAAGTATTTTATCAATCGGGATATCCACTTTCAGTTTCTTTTCCCCCATAGCAACCAAGCGATTAAAAATAGCTTCCTGATAATACCGCAACTTCTCAAGGTCTTTCTTAATACATCCAAAATAATACAGTACAGGATTAATAGTAGAAGTAATCTCTACGAACTTCTTCCCTATAATCTTTCTCTTTTTCCTTGGGGGCCGTATAACAACCTTACTACTTTTAGTATCTCCCGCCGCTTCCTGATACTTTTTCCATTTGTTATACATCTTAGCGTTCAGAAGAAAGAAGATTTTTCCTACATTCTCTTCGCTCGGAAAACTACGTTTCGACAACCACCCATACACAGCAACAAACGTACAATCGAGGGTTTCGGCAAGACGTTCAATCTGCGACCACTTCTTACCCTTGACAGAAACAAACTTTTTTACGTCTGCAACCGCCTGCCTCTGCCAAACAGTCCCAATTTTTTTACCTTTAACCTTTTTCACCTATACCTCCTTAATTTATTCCGATGCCTGTCTCCAATTTTTACCGACTTGAAGGTCGATATTCATCGGGCATTTCATCCAAGAAAAAATAGACGGTAGCTCCGCCGTGACATCTTCAAGGATTTTCCTGATGGTCTCCACTTCGTTGATTGGGCAATCAACCAATAGCGAGTCATGAACCGTGGCTACCAACTTTGCTCTAAGATTGAATGACCTAATCATATCATAGACTAATCCCATTGTATACAAATTAATATCAGAACCACAAGACTGAATTGGAAAATTATAAGCGCGTTTTATTTTGTCTCCTCCAGTAAAGGAAGACAAATCCCTCCGCCTTCCAAAAAAAGATTTTACAACATAGCCAGACTCGACTATTTGTTCCTGCTGCCTATGCCAAGCCCGGACCCCCGGATACTTCCTAAAAAATCCGGCGTAGAACTGCTCGGCTCTTTCTATGGGAATTTTTTCTCTCTGCGCCAGAGTACTAGGCTGCATTCCGTAAAGCAACCCGAAATTAACCGCCTTAGCTGCCTGCCGCTGCTCTTTGGTAATAGTCTCTATCGGGACACCCAATATTTCTGCGGCAATCATTGCGTGTGGGTCTCCTCCGGCCCTAAAAATCCTCAACAACCCCTCATCATCCGACTCACAGGCCATAACCCGCATCTCAATATGCTTAAAATCCATCTGCACCAAAATCCCATCCTCACCAAAAGAAGATACAAAAATATCCCGAACATCTTTAGGAACATTTTGTAAATTCGGATTTCCAGACGTAAGCCTGCCACCTCGGGCGACAAGCATGTTATAGTTCGTATGAATTTTACCATCGGTCCCTACCAACTGGTCATAGTTCTCATAGTAAGTCTTTAGAACTTTTCGGGTCTGCTTATACTCCTGTATCATTTTTGCTTCAAGGCTACCCCCCTCCTCAAACCCTCCCAAAACTTCTTTAGTCATGGTAGGAGAACCAGTCTTCTTTGATTTTCCTAGCGGAGCAAACTTCAACTTGTCATAGAACAGTTTCCGTAAATCATGAACCGAAGTTATCTTAAAATCTTCCATACCCCTGATTGACGGAAGGGCAAGTATCTCTTTTTCCAACTCTTCAACTCTTATCTCCAACTCGGCTCGTCTCTTCCTGACCGTTTCTATATCCACAGCAAGTCCATAAGCTTCCATTTCCGCCAATGGATAAGAGGCCGGAAGAATGACTTCATAGAGCAAATAGGAAAATCCTTCAGCTTCTATCCGGGGAGCAAGTATCTCCGCTATCTTGTAAGTTACATATGCATCAGTAGCGTTGTACTCATAAAGTTTAGTTTTTTCCAACGCAGCCATATTGGACCTATCCACCTCGGCTTCGTACCCCCCAAAATCAGGAAGGTACTTCCAAACCATCTGCTTCAGAGCAACACTGGTCCCCGTCCCTTCATCCAATAAATACTGTGCAGAAGAAGGGTCAAACACTATATTTTTAATAATTATACCGTATCTAGCCTGCAACCACACCAATTCAAACTTGGCATTCTGGACTATTTTCCCAGCCTCGGATTCAAGCAGACGCTTTAATTCTCCAGCAACGGGCATAGTCTGACAATCTATGACCTTAGATACAATTCCATCGGACATAGAAATACTTATTATATCGGCCCCCGGCTCGTAGGGGTGTAAAGTCGTGGTCTCAATATCAACGGCAAATTTATTCACCCCGATAAAATAGTCAACCGTATCTTTTACTTCCGTTGGAGTCTTAGCGACACTCCACACTACCTTTTTTCTTTCCCGCGCCTGAACCAGCAAAGAGGGAAGCAGCCGCAAATCTTTCCTCCATGTGATTATATTATGTTCGTTTTCCGACCTTAGTAAAAAAGACGGATGCCATGTCGGTAAGAACTTGTTCCCATCTTTTTCGTACACGCTCCCTCTCATAGACACCCCCGCCCTCTTCAGAAAATGACGAGTCGGAAGAGTCCCAAGAAGAAGAAAAATCTTCCCCTTCATGCCGTCCCATTCCTCACTCCATTGTTTAGCACAGTGTTTTTTTGCTGCTGTACTCGGCTGTTCATCTCCGGTCCCGTCTTCTTTTCTGGGAGGCCGACATTTACAAATATTAGTAACCCAACAATCATCCCTATCTATTCCTAATGCCGCCAATTCCCGCCAAAGAAGTTGACCGGACCTTCCAACAAAAGGTAAAAGCATTCTCTCTTCTATCTCTCCGGGATTTATTCCAACGACGATGAGCTTTGCTTCTGCAATCGATTTTCCATCTGGCGGCACAAGAGTATTACCCTCGTAAGGACATCCAAAACATCCACCTTTAACTTTAAGCATCTTACTATTCAGTATTATAAATCCTTAAAATCTTTCACATTAAAATGGCACATCATCCGACCTTCCTGTCTCGTAAGCGACCTGAGACGGAACAGCTTCTTGAGGATGAGCGTCCACATCCTCGGTAAAAGTACTTATATCAAAATTCTTTCTGAACGGTACGATAATATGGCTTTGATTTTCCCTAACCTTGTCCAGATAAAACCTGCCCTTGTTCGCCCGAGCTTCCTCATCCGTCTGGCAAATAGCAGCCACAACATCGGCAACCTGCGCCTTGCCAAAGCTCTCTGCTATATCTTGAATGGTGATAATCGTCTTACTCAGGGCTTTTCTTGTCGTCTGAGACCCCGTCCAAATAGCCAGTTTAAACTCCTGTGCTATCCCCCTCAACCGTTCATAAATATTCATAAGAGCTTCATAACGTGTTTTTTCCCTATCCGCCCAACTCGGTTGCAGAATGTCTGCATAATCCAGCAATAGAACATCAGGAGTGAAGTCCCTGCCGAGCTGCGTTTGGATAATCACAGCCCGAAGTTCTTCGACCGTCAATCCCCTTGTTGGATATTCAATGACCAACACATCCGCAGGCTGCAATACTCTCCTAAGTCTCAACAGTTTCTGAGTCACCAGTTCACTCACCTCAGACAAGCTGTTTTTTGCCAACCTAGTCATGAAGGACTCATACCTTGAAATTACTTTTTCTCTGCTCAACTCCAGCGTCACATGCATGACGTTACACCGTCTTTTCAAAGCCCCACTTCCTGCTGTGACAAGAAAGAACGATTTTCCCCATCCCGTAGGAGCCAGCATCACTCCCAACTCCCCCCTTCCCAAACCCCCACCCAAAACGCTATCAAACTGCCTTAACCCCGTTGGGATTTTCTCAATCGCCTGATTCTGCCTTGACCTTCTCTGAACATCTCCAATCAAAAACTCCATTCTCTGCTTTACACCCCCCGACAAAATGCTAAAGAGAGAGTTTATTTCACGACCCACCCTGACCATATCCGTCTGTCCCTGCCGAGCCGAATCCAACGATACTTCCCCGAGCGAGGCAAGTTGATACCGCATAATGTATTTCATTATTTTATCTGTTACATATTGAGTTTCAGATATCGGGACACGATACGCTTTTTCCAATTCTTCCCAAAACATTATCGGAGGAACTGCCAAATCCCTCTCATTTTTCTGGATAAATACACCAACCTCTCGCTCAAGAATCTTTTTAGGACACGCATTCATGTACTGAATAAAATATTCTCTTGCAGTTTTATACAGCAGCCTATGAACTGGATTTTCAAAATGCTCCGGCCTGACCGACTCAGCAAATCTTGCAAGAACCTCTTTGTCTTGTAACAGATATCCCAAAACCTCCAGCTGATGGTCGCTTGGAATAACAGAGGTCTCCAGATTCAGATAAGTTGATTCCATGCCTTCTTCCTCTCAGCGGGTGTTTTTGCGAGGCTAGAAAACTTCTTTACTGATTCTAGTTCTCGTTTAGCGATTACAGCCCTAGCCCTAAGTAAATATTTTCTATGAACAGGATTTTTCCTGCAAAAAAGAACAATAGCTCTTGTATGCCGAAGCAGAAGAGCTTTCAGTTCTCTTATTTCTAAAGGAAGCGTGGTTGTATCACTATTAACAACCTCGCTCCATCGAGAATGCGTTATAAAAAAAGCAGGCGTAAACAAATCATTAAAGGCATAAAACGCAGAAAATAGATTCCAAACATCGTTCAGAAAATCTTCCCCATTCTGCTCTATAGTGCTGACCATAAGAGAAAACCCCTCATAGAAACAGTTCTTGAATTGAGTCTCATACTTTATCGGATAGTTCGCCTTTATGTATTCATCCGCAACCGTCTCGGACCCAAACATTTTATCAATACTTTGATACGCTTCCTGAAACATTCGTATCCCAGCATCACTAGACAACAAAATAAGATAAGGATACTTCCACAAAGACTGACCTTTAAAAATTCGTCGAGGCCACGCCAGCCCATCAAACATCACCGACAAAAAAACATTCTGGTCAATCTTTTCAAGCCGGAGCCTATCCAGAAGTTTCGTAAAAAGTTGTATATTTTTCTCCCCCTTTGGGTGTGACTGGTCGATAGAGATTATAACCGAGCGTTTTGTAGTATCAAAGATTTTAGACTCGTAGGCTGTCTTTAGTCTCAAAATGTCAAAAAAGGTGCTGCCCAATACCTGCTCCTTTCCCTTTATACTCCCCCCCCTTAAGGGGGGGAGTAGAAAATAGCCTATTCTGGATTATTTTGGGTTAAGTCTACAAACAAGGTTTCCTTCTCTGCATCCCATGTGCAAACGTAATGGGAGCCATCCATCGCAATGTGCCAAATCCTTGCCAAGGTCTTGAATCCTATAGCTCCATGTCTTCGATACGCCCCTGCAGGAGTTATTTTCAGTACCTCTGGAGGCTGCGCTGGGACGTTTGTATTTCTTATAGCCAACACCCCATCATCCGGATTATACGCCATCCGAACAATACCAGAGCCACTTGAAAAAAACGAGGCAGCGGGTATATTCAAGACCAAGTACCCACTCTTTGTCAAGGAAATTTTCGGGAGCTTCACATGAGTACCCCGATGCTTCACCATGTCCGTTTTACTCACCGTAGAAAACCCATCCGGGAATTCTTCAGTCATGTTCGACCCTCCTATTAAAACTTATGTCAGCAGAAAATACTTTAAAGCCTTCATCCCTATACAACTTCAGCCGATAAAGGGAATGGCCTTCCAAATATTTATCGCCCCGGTCTTCAAAGTCGTAAACCAAAACTTCATTCTTACCAGACGTTTTTTTCCTCATCCCCCGCCCAAGCCTCTGAAGCAAAAGCAAATGAGATTTTCCAGCCCCAGCAAGAATAAGTACTCCTATTTGAGGAGCATCTACCCCTTCATCAAATATCGGAGTCGCAATCACCGTCTTTACTTCCCCGCTTCTCAGCCCATGCAAAACCGAGTCTCTATATTCAGCCGGGTCATTCCCAGTAAGAAAGACAGTTCCTTCTGGTGATTTTCCTAAAATGGCCTGCCCATGCTTGATTGTATTAACCAGAACCAAAGTCGTATCCCCCTGCTCCTTGTGAAGCCTAGCCAATCCCGCAATTGTTTTATTCCGGTCCTCGTTCTCTTCTATTCCAATCTCGTAACTTCTCCTGTACAAACCCTGAATTCTAATACGAACCACGTTGCGAATCCTGATTATCCTCGGAGCTGCCGAGATTCCACGTTGTATGAGTTCTTTATTTGAAACAGTTTTTATCTCGGAACCAGTCAGCCCAATCAACCACAGGTTGCTAATTTCCTCCCGTAAAAGAGGAGTCGCAGAAAGACCTATCCGATAATAAGCCGTACAATTCTTAGCTATGGACTGCCACGTTTTAGATGACGTATGATGACATTCATCTAGTATCATAACATCGACACTATGCAAATATTCTTTGTACCTTTTTTCTGATTTTAAACGAGTACATAAAGTCTGAACCATGCCGACATTCACTCGGACATTCGGGTCAAACTCGTTTCCCTGTATAAGTCCAACAGACTCTCCAAGACGATTTTCCAACCGTTCCCTTGTCTGAGAGGACAAAGCCCCGCGATGAGTCACCCACAAGGTCTTCAGCCCAGAGAGAGAATGGATAATCGCAGCCCCACACTCCGTTTTGCCAGCGTTTGTAGGGGCAGTGATGATACAGTTTTCTTTTTCAATTGCCCGCCTCACACTTTCAATCTGGTAATCGCGCAACTCAATCCCAGCCGCTTCAGGCTCGCACACCAAACATTCCGGTTTCTTCCTGCCATCAGTGATTATCAGATAAGGCTTCAGCGATTCCGGCAGAACGTCAAGAAGCCCTGTAGGAAAACTCTTCGACCACTTATTATAAAACGAAAACCTACCGTCCCAAACCCCACGCTTGAAGCTCTTCATAAACCAAAAATTAGGGACAGTATAAGTCAGAGCAGACGCAATCCACCCCTCCTCCTTAGGACTGTCCGCCTTCAGCAGGTAGGTAAGAACCGTACCCTTAACCAGAGTAATCAAGTGAACTCCTCATGGATTTTCCTAACTCTACCCACCTGCAAATACTCCCCATAATCTTTCATCGCTACAGGGGGACGAACAGACGTTCTTACTATTCCCCGAAGCTGCACCTGTAACTTCCCAGCATCAGCAAGAGCATCACGGTCAAACGCTATCACCAAATGCTCAGGTCTGGTCTCTAGGATTTTCCTAATCTGGACTGGAGACGGAACCTTACCAAACACAGCAACACCGGTACAGGCTATTGCGTCAAAAACTCCCTCACATATCCAGATAGTTTTTTCTCTCAGCACAGTAAGCCTATCCAGATTCCACACCGCTTCTCGCTTTGTCAAAATCGTCTGACCAACGGTTGGGAAAATCCATTTCGGCTTTGTATTCTTGGTCAGTCCCCGAGCCGACCAAAACGCCACATCCGTACCAACCATATGAGGAAATACAACCCTATTTGGAAGAGACCGCAGCAACCCCGGCTTATAAATCCTAATATGCTCCGGAGTAAGCCCTCGGAATATCAAAAACCGCCTTGCTCTCTCGGCTTCTGGAGTCTTGGTAGAACCGACAGGCGTTAAGAACAAATCCATCGGTTCCGCAGGACCGGAGTTTCTTTTGGCAAACAATCCCGGTATTCCAAGCTTCACACTCAACTCCGGGATTATCCTAACCAGTTCACTTGTCTTCCCGCCCCGACCACAAAAATAACAATAGTATACTTTTTTATCTAAGTTCACAGACAAGTGAACATGAGAACCTCCGGGCTTGTCCCCACAGAACGGACACCGTATCAAAAGGTCTTCAGGCATGAAGTTCTTGCACGAACATTTTACGAATCACAGGAACGGCTTCATATGCCTTACGCTTAGAATCCTTGACCTTCCGTTTTTTAAGGTCTTTCCAAGCCTCTGAAATATTTCCCCCACCCAGCAATACATCCAAGACATACCGCTCCGTCCGTTTAAGTTTTCCACGGACCCGCGCAGAAACGATTGCCAAGTCATGAAGTTTTTCTCCGGAAGGACATGCACCAACATAGTCAAACTTATCAACAAAGACTCCAGAAGTCAGCCGCCCATCCCTAAAAACTTTGTATACAGAGCCAGCAGGAATTGATAGCTGAGAAGCCTGCATAAGTTTCCAGTTGATAAGAGTCCTTTTTGCGATAGTCGTGACTTCCATTGGAGTCAGATTCTTCTTTCTCTTCATAGCTTCCATAACGGCAACGTAAGCTTCGTTCACCAACTCCTGTCGGTCATATTTTATTTGCGCAAAGTACAACTGACTCCCAGCCACCTGCTCCACAATCCGAAGAACCGTTTCCTGTGTGAGTTTTTCCATTCTTTCCTTCCTTAATAATCAAATTTGTAAACAAAACTTTCTTTCTTCTCTTTCCCCCTCTTCGCAGCAGTCAACCACTCAGGCTCGGGGAACGCAGAGAAGTCAAAATCAACAGTCCCATCAGGATATATAATCATGAAGGGCTTCCGCAAAGAATCACGAAGAACCGCAACCGCATCCCACACACGGCTTTCTGAATACTCCGGGTCTGACGGGAAGAGCAGAACGATATCAGACTTTTTTATAACGTCAAGAAAAGATATTTCAGGAACGGGGTCATGCCCAACAACCCGTCTAGAAATTCCAACCACCGCAGGAACAACAGGAAAAGAGATAACGTCCAGAACATTGAAGTCCTGAAAGACTTCTGTAAGCTTATCAATCTGTTTCCCGGAGAGGTCCGCAGAAGCAGAGAGTATTCCAAACTTAAACATATGCCCAACCCCTCTCAAATCCGATTTTTTTACTTCTTGCCATCCGCGTTGCCAACCATGAGCGTTCATTTGTCTTTCCTTTCCTTCCATTGTTATTATAACATGTATTTGTCATTTGTCAATATCAAATGAAAGAAAAAAGTACATATAAATACATTACAATCATACACTTATGAAAAACTTTCATTTTTATATGGGTAGATTGGGCGGGATGGATGCTTGCGAACACCCACCCCGCCCCCGACAAGAAAGGAAAGGAAAGAAACATTGGGCATCTGTATTATGCCCAAGACATTTAACATTGTCAATCGCTTTTTTCTGTTTTTAGCATTCCATCAGCCACAGAATCAGGAACCCCCATCCGCTGAAGTGCCGACCTCAAATCCTTACAATCAGAATAATCGGTAAATGAAATTTTATCAGAATCGACATATTCACGGCTAACAAACCCGTTGATAATCCTCTCCAGTTCCGGCCTGATAGAACCCTGCTCCGACAAAGTGGTCAAACTGTAAACAGACCGTTTTGGAGCTTGGTCAGACGGAGCATCATCTGCCACAGAATCCTCAACACACAACTTCGTTGTAAGTTTACCTGTGTCTGTGTTCTTGGTCACAAATATTTTAACCCCAGCTACTGGAAAATGCTCCGGACGAACTGGGGCTTTGACAATAAAATACGGAAGGTTCTTTTCGTCAAGGACCATAATCGCATTGTCGGCCTCCTCTCCCACTTGAATTTTAACATTTTCATCTTCATAAAAAGGTTTCATTTGTTTTCTCCTATTTTGTCTTCTGTGAATTTGTTGAGTTTATCTTGCAGCACATTCCGTACATTCTCTATCTCTCTGTCGGGCATCAGTAAAGCCCACGGACCAATCATGTCTGCTAGAACTTTTCGGAAGTTAATTATCTGCTCAGCCGTCATGGCTTCATATTTTTCATTGCTCATTTTACACCCAGTTTAAAATTGGACTTTCAAGGCTTGCAAAATATACTTGCGCCGACTTCCCCCAATTGAACCACCCGTCCAAAGAAAAGGATTTTCCTACAACCGTCTGCAAAGCCGGGAACTGCTTTTTAAATGCCTGAATACAGATATGACCACATTTGGGAACGGCCTGACCAACGGGCGATACAATGACTGCCAGCATATTCAAATCCCTATTGACCCGCAACATCACCCGATTTCCGTCTAGCTCTTTTCTAAAATTACTATTAAAATAAAGACGACCATCTGCTTTGAAGTATATTCGGAATCGTACTTTCGTAGGAGCCACCATTTCAAAGTCTCCTTCTTGCCACACAAACCGATTATACTCCAAAGACTTATCCATCAAAATCTCTCAAGGTCAAGCGTGGGAAGACCCTGAACCTTATACCCACGCTTTGACCTATTGTACAAATTATTTTTAATCCAAATAATCGCCTTTCGTTTGTAAGTAAAAGTCTTTACGCCCTTAATCCCGTGGTCCTCCCGCGTCTGCCACTGCCAAACACGCCTGCCATAACGATATCTAATTACATAACTAAAGTCCTCCGCTTTTGAGAACTTCATGATGTAATACTTATTGTGAGGCGGAGTCGTATTCTCCAAAATAATTTTACCAAGGTCAAGTTCTGACATCAGCGTTTTTCCTTTCACCTATAAGTATTATAAAATTGGAGAAACCTTCAGCCCCTCAACATCGCAAGCTTTCTCCCAAATACTCCAATCAAATCTAGGATTCATCTCCCGCAAAGCTTTTCCAACCGCCACAGAAGCCGCCGTCCGGGCGGACGGGTCAGCTATCTCCCTAATCTCCGCAGCGATTTTCCTAAAGTGCTTTCTTCCTATTGTCATTTTCTTCTCCCTAAAAAAGTGCCAGATTGCACTAGCTGTCAGTGCTTCCTGTTCCGTTTCTCTAATCTCAATACCCCAAGGGAACAGAACGCTCCAGACAGGTCTTCCATCAGGTCCGATATCCCAATGGATTTTCCCAAACTTGAACCGGGACATTTTACTCCTTCGCGGCTCTACAGATACCCGCATCAATCAGCTGGACAGCCGTCCGCCCGTACCAACCCTGCAAGCTCCAACACAACCCTGTGCCAATAAGAAACTGCCAAGCCTCATGAAGTTCATCCTCATCAGGCTCATACCCGCAGAACCCCTCCGCAATAGAACAGGCCGTGTAAGAATCCATCCCTGCCTTTTTTGTCTTAGACATTTTTACTCCTTTTTAAGGCCGACTGAGCGGCCTCAATACAAACAGAAATCTGATTAAGACAGTCCAATAACTTTAAATCCAGCGGTTGTTTTGTGTTCCTAAGTTGCGCCGTATCAACCCCAAACTCATCTCCATCCCGCCAAGTCTGCGGAGAAAGAAAAGAATCCGACAACGCGCTGGAACCCTTAATGGTCGCATAGGCACAAAACCAATGCATCAGCGGCAACCCCGAAACAGACAAAGAAACTTTATAAATACGAACTGAAACGCCTCTGATATTAACTGTGCCAAATTCTTTTTTCGTAGCCATCAGTTATCTCCCCTCCAGAAAAATAGCCTCGGCAGCCACAAGCTCGGGTCCGACATCTCTGACATAAACATCTCCCATATCGTACCCACCATGAGTGAACGGAGACGAAACAGAACAGAACCAACGAGCGTAAGGATTTAAACTCTCCTCTTCAGGAGCCTGATAAGTCTTCAGAACCTTCCACTCCCAACCATCCTCGGACCGAAAGACCGCATAAGGAGCATCGACCTTCCGGGACTTCCCACAAAGATTCTTTTGTTTTCCCATCACTGTCTCCTTCCCGCAATCGGCAGGTCGCACGCCTTGATTTTCCAAATCATGCGATTCGATTTTAGTTCAGCTTCAGAGAAGTATCCCCACTCATCCTCAAATCCCTGAACCAACCCGAACCACATCCCCGGGTCCGACTCGACCTTCTCGACTCCGAACCAGTACCACCCGGAAAAAGACTCCCAGCCCTTGAGAACCCTCTTACCGTCAATCTCCAGATGATTTCCCTTTGTCTCAAGTTTAGGCATTTAGTCCCCCTTACTTCACCTTCACGATTCTCCCACCCTTGGCCTCGGCCTGAGCATACCAAGTATGGGGCTTCGGGTAGTGCGGACCCTCAAGAAAAATCGTCCCCTCGGTAGGAACATTTCCCCCGAATGGTCCCGGCTGGTAGTAATAGACAGACTTACCAGCAGCCACAGCCTCTTTCAGTGCCTTCTTGCTCTTGAAGTCAATCGTCGTGTACATTCTTTTTTCCTTCCTTTCAACCTTATTGTATAGCATAATTGTATGCTTGTCAAGTCTTTTCTTTTTGTATTCTCTTCAATGCTTTCAGATACTTACGCGTCCGGGCGATGTCCCTATCCGTAGGAGTAGGCATCCGGGCAAGGTCCGTATTGTCTTTCAGGTCAGCTATCTTGACTGCCGTAGCCCGAGGATTTTCCCTAACTCGGTCAATATACTTGTTATAACTTTCATCTGGTTTGCGAGACAGGGTCTTTACCAAACCGACTATCTCTTCAGAGAACATGGTCAGAAGATACCGCTCGGAAACACCATCCTCAATCGTATCATGAAGCAGGGCAACCGTTTTTAGCAACGCCCCGTCCACCGCAGTAGAAACCCGAATAACGTGCTGAATGTACGGCTCCCCTCTTTTGTCTTTCTGGTCCCGATGAACTGCAGCCGCAAACCGCAAGGCCGACTCGTACACTTTGAATGAATTTCCCATTATGCTGTCACCTCCTGAATCTCTTTTTTAACTCCCTTCAAGTATCCCTCCACCATGCGAACAGCCCGTAACTTACCCGACTGTCCGCCCCACTTGAACAGGTAGACTGCGTAATCGTACAGGGATTTCTCGCGGAAGAAATTTCCCCTGTCTGCCAGCGGATGCCGCAGTGTCTGGAACGTATCCTTGAGCATCTCAAGATTTCCCTTCGCAGCTTTTATCCGCTCGTCTTCTCTGATTTTCTTGAACTTCTTGACTTCCTGCTCGACCACTCGACGCAGGCCGGAATCTCCCGACTTGTAGATGCACTCGGACCCGACATAAAACTCTTTTCCGTCCGTGGACCTAACCCAGAACTGGTACAAAATACCCGTCCCGCAAAACTGGCAAGAACTCCCTAACTGACTCGCACCAATGTACTTGAACGGGGCTTTCCCCAGTCCCGCCTTCTCAAACACATGGATTCTTTCGTAGTTGTCTGTCATTTCTCTTTCCCTTCAACCTTATTGTATAGCATAATTGTATGATTGTCAAGTCTTTTCTTTTTGTATTTCCATCAGTTCTAGGATTTTCCTTTCGACCTGCTCGTCCAATTCACCTGAACAAATCTCATGAAATGCTCGGTAGCTAGGAGCCTCCTCGCCATGACTTCTTAGGTAAGCAGTTCGTTCTTTGTGAACGATAATCCTAGCCTTGATTTTAATATCACTCATCTTCGTCATTTTTTCTTCCTCCTGTC